GTTAAACATTTTAAACAATTTGTTGGTCCTGATGTTTTACCTACACCTTCTGCTCCAGCTTTGAGTCCAAATGTCCCTGATAATGTTGCTCTGAATAAGCAACCTCTTAATACTAATAATAAAATATCTGGGGAGCCTATCCAAGGTTTGGCATTCAATGGTCGTTACTGTATTCATAATCCCAAGGCATGTTGTCAAAATTGTGTTAAACTTGAATTTAATTGCAAGGATTTACACAATTTACCTAGTCATATTGCTTGTGGTGTTTGCAATTTATCATTCCGTAATAAATATGGTGCTTTTGATATAGACTTTACTGATTATACAAATCCTATATTAAATAAAGAAAGATCAAAATTGCTTGAGAATAAAGAAGTACATCGCATAGATACAACATTAAAATCTGTTAAATTTACCGAAACTGATGATGGTAAGGTTGTGCCCACATTAGATGAAGTAAACGAAACAGATTCATTTCTTCTTGGTATCGCTAAAAATTCGAATTTAATGCCTGATATAGTTGGTATTAAAGCAAAGATGATTAGTGATATCAAAAACACACATTTTCCGGTGATAAGAGGAGACCCCGATGATAAACCTGCAGGAAGTTTTTTGTTGGGTAACCTGGATAATAGAATAGTTTTTTCTGATACGCGTGTTTTTAAAGTTCGTCAGGCGGTACAACATGGTTATGATTTGAGAATTTATAGTAATGATTCAAATCTACCAAGTTTATTAGGTGGTTTCTTTGGTGAAAAAGAAATTTTTGTTGAAATGCCATCAACTGTTATTGATGAATTGAGTGTGTATTGGACCAATCCTATTAAGCGTCGAAATGTAGATCTGCTAAATTATGAGCAAACCCAATTTATTTGTAAAGAGTTGATTGGGCCCTTATATAACATAGATGCAGAGATGTATTTCAATACCCTTTTATATGCACCATTGGTAGCATATTATACAACACAACAGAAGAATGCAGGAACATTTGCATTGATAGGGAATAATTTATGGTTATTTAATTATTTGTTTATCTTTGCATGGTTGTTTGCAGGCATCGAGACTTTGGTTCTAGACTATAAATTTAACTTGCCATTCTTGATACTATTTTCTGTTATTATAGTGGTTTTTTTTAGTAATAATCATTCGTTTCGTTCATGGGTTAATTTTATTAAACTAAAAATTTTGATTGTGGGATTACTTGCAGTCATTAATTTTTCACTAAATATATTTTTAACAGGTTTATTAATCTATGAATATGATTATTGTGTGGATTACCATTATTGGGTACTAACGGTTTATTCCGTTGGTTGTAATAAATTTATTATAATATTAACTGTGTTATTAACTTTTATTATAATATTTCTCCGGTTTATATCAATTTACTCTACTAGCAAATTAGTATATACAAATCAATTTGGTTATGTTAATGTGGATCAAGCCATTGCTAATCCTTTTAATATTGATTTTGCTAATGCTAATGTTGGTATTTTATCTCATAACATATATAGGATAAGACGCCAAATCAAATCATGTATGAATATAGTTACTTTGGTTGGAATTATTGAGATTTGGATCATAGGGTTTGCAGTACCTTATTGGATTGGATTTCCACTTTATTTATTGAGTGTGAGATTCAACAATGCATCTAAAACTTTAGTATCAAATGGTTTTGTGGACATCAATCTTTGGTAAATTATTTTTTACCAAAAAAAGAATTAAACGCCAGTGATGCTGGTTATTTATTCCCTTTATCCAATAAACCTAATACAATCATGTCTAAACCTATATTCAAACCTATAAAACATAAATCTAAAATAACTTTAAATACTATTGAAAATAAATCTGGTAAAGTTATTAATCCTGAAAATCGTGAAGAAAAAATTTCTGTTGGTTATTGTACTAATGATTGGTCTCCCATTTGTTATTATGATAATCATTTCAATGAGGAACAAGCCTTACGTAGTAGGGTTATATTAGATACACCAAAAGGTGACTTTTTGTTCCAACAGAATTTTAAGACTGATGTGCTTAAAAACCATCGCCTGTTAATTCCGAATATGGATAATATTAAGACTGATGAGTTACAATCAGATCCTAATTTATGTTTTAAAGCTAGTAAGAAATACCCTGGTTTGCACCTTAATAGTGCAATTTATTTATATCGATCTAACGCAAGGCCTTCAGTTAAGAGAACCTTATATAAAACTTTTTTAAAATTACAAAGCGAGGGTATAACTGAAAAGACTCATTTAACTAAAATACAGCAACAGAAATGGACTTTGCGCTCAGCATTTTTAAAGATGGAGAACTTATTATATAGAACTCCAGCTGGGACTAAAAACAAGGCACCAAGGTTTATATCTGGTGCCCAAGCTGAATTTATATGTTTGGTAGGTCCATGGATGATGGCTTGTCAAGATCGATTAAAATTGTCTTGGAATTTAGATCATTTTATAACATTCACTTCAGGTAAGAGTAATGAAGAAATGGGTGAATGTATTTCTGATTCCAAATACGGGCAACATTTTTTTGAAGATGATATTGGTACATTTGATTCATCAGTCAATAAAATTATGTTGCAACTAGAATATGAATTGTTTAAACGTTGGAAAGCACCTACTGCTGTTCTCGAATTGGTCAAGGCTAATATGAAAACTCGAGGTAGAACTAAGTTTGGTTTCAGATATAAAGTTGAAGCTACCCGAAAGTCAGGTGATCCTTATACTTCTTTAGGCAATTCTCTTCTAAATGGCCTTATGCATTATTATATTTATAAATATAAAGTTTATGGTAAACATTTGCGTCCATATGGTCGCTTGGTGAAGATTGTGGTTGGCTCTAGTGTAAGAGAAGCTTATGTCAAAAATAAACTCTCAGCAAAACAACGCAATGTTCATCGTTACTATACTAAACAAACTATGAGCAAACTTAAAATGTTAGTTCAAGGTGATGATAATGCAGGTCGAAGTGATGTAGTTATAGACTGGGTGCCGGACATGAAAAAATTCGGTTTCTCAAGTGAAGCTATAAATCACAATTCCTTATATAATGTAAATTTCTGCTCTAGTAGATTTTACCCAACTGCTGATGGTGTAGTTATGGGTCCACTACCGGGCAAAGTTCTAGCAAAATTTGGTTACTATGTTGAAAAACCAGAAAAAGTTACTAATAAACAATTATTACGTGGTTCCGCCTTAGGTTTATATAAACAGTGTTATTTTATAGAACCTATTAAAATTTTGTTAGATAAAATTATAAAAGATACTGAGGGTGAAAAAGCATATTTCACTAAAAATTATGATTGGCAACTCAAAACAACTAAATATCATGAACCTACAGCTAGCACAAGTGCTTTGCTGCAGGAGAAATATAATTGGAAGTCTGAGTATGCTGAACATTTTAAAAAAGCTTTACCTCATGTAGATTCCCCAAAACATTTAAAATTACCTTATCTCGAAACAATGTATGATTTGGACACATCAGGTCCTAAGGTATATTTTTAAATCTGGAATCATTTCAAACGTGTTGGCGTCGCGTTAATGCAGCCGGCCAGGCGACGGTCACAAGCCCGTTTAAATGCAGAGTGGCGCCAACACAATTATAACAGCTTTACTTATCCTGGATTGTTTAGTTGTTT